GGACGGCTGATGGTCTTTATGCCGCCACGCCACTTCAAGAGTGAGACCATTTCGAGAATGTTCAGCGCCTATTATCTGCTGCGTTTTCCGCGTCGCTGGGTGGGTCTCACGGCCTATGGCGCGGACCTTGCCTATAGCTTGAGTCGCAACGCCCGCACGAACTACGAGGCCGGCGGCGGTGAATTGCGCCAGGCCAAATCCGTGCGCCAATGGGAAACAGGTGGCGGCGGCGGCCTGTGGGCCTCGGGTGTTGGCGGCGCGGCGACTGGCAAGGGTTATAGCCTGGGGATTATTGACGACCCTCTTAAAAACGCGGAAGAAGCCAACTCTGAAACCATTCGCAGCAAGCAGAAGGACTGGTATCGCAGCGTGTTCACGACGCGCCAAGCGCCCGATGCGGCGATAGTTGTCATACAAACCCGATGGCACGAATCAGACCTTTCGGGCTGGTTGCTGGCACAGGAGCATGATGAGCCGGAAGGCTGGCATATCATGTGCATGGAAGCGATTAAGCTGGAACAGTCGCAAGCATTTCCGCCTAGCTGCACGGTGATAGAGGATCCGCGCGCACCCGGCGAGGCGCTTTGTCCGCCCCTCTTTCCAGTCTCAGCGTTACAGCAGCGTAAACGCCAGATCGGAAGCTACTTTTGGTCAGCCCTCTATGATCAGCGTCCCGTCCCGCCAGGCGGCGGCATGTTCCACCGTGAGTGGTTCGACATCGTGGGCGCTGCGCCTGTCGAGGCGTCACGCTGTCGCTATTGGGACAAGGCAGCGACAGCGGACGGTGATTACAGCGTGGGCGTCAAGATTGCACGCGACCGTGAAGGGGTGTTCTACGTGGAGGATGTCGTGCGCGGCCAATGGTCTGCATTGGCTAGGGAGCGCATCATGCGCCAAACGGCGGAGATGGATGGCGGCGACGTAAGCATCGGCGTGGAGCAGGAGCCGGGCAGCGGCGGGCTTGAGTCTGCTCAAAGTTCCATCCGTAACCTGGCGGGCTTTGCGGTCTATGCCGAAAAGGTGACGGGAGAGAAGCAGGTGCGCGCCATTCCCTTTGCCGCGCAGTGTGAAGCGCGCAATGTCAAGCTGGTGCGCGGCAGTTGGAATCAGGCTTATTTGGATGAGCTATGCAGCTTTCCTTATGGCAGCCATGACGACCAGGTTGACAGCAGCTCAGGCGCATTTGCGCGGCTGGTGGGTGGCCTGGGCCTGGGAATGGCGTGGGATGAATGATGAACATACCCGATAGATACCGAGAGATCATTCTAGAGGCGTTAACGGAGTACGAAGGTAATGGTGTGCGAAGTGGGGAGGAAGCGGCTGAGGCACGCGCTGCCATTGGTAGTGTGCGGCATTCTATATTGACGCGCAGCAATTCGAGTGGGTATCGGGGCGTGAGCTACGAGAGGAGGCAGAAGAAGTGGCGCGCCCAGATCAGGGTCAAGGGTCGGGGTATCTCTCTCGGCTATTTCCGCAGTGCGCTTGAAGCCGCCGAAGCCTATGATCGCGCCGCCCTCGAATTGCATGGCCTTAGAGCCAAACTGAATCTGTGAAACGATTCACGCGTGAGCCAGACCCAACTGACCCGGACTGGCGTGACCTGCGTGACAAGCGCGGCAAGCTGTGCGCCCGCATTGACACCAAGCGCATGGTGCTGGAGATTCGGCGCAGCGACAGGGATTTAATCGCTTACTTTGATTTGCGTGAGTATGTGCAAGTCCTTGAAATCCAAACGGATATAGAGTAAGATACACCCAACCACATATACCAGAGGCGCAAGACGCCCGTTTAGCCAGCAATGGCAGACGGGCGTTTTTTCTTGCAACGCTTCACCCTCTTTGACGGCGCATCCCTTAAAAGCAAAGATTTAAGTGCCTGGACATCCGAGGAATGGTCAACCGTATTCGGTAGCTACTTTGGCAGCCAAGAGCAGTCGCCGCGCAGCCTGTACTCTGTGGTGGGCTGGCTCCATGCCTGTGTCAACCTTCGTGCCGGCCGCGTGGCGGCGATGCCGTGGACCATCTACCGCGGGCAGACCGCGCTGGTCAATGACGAAGATGACCTTTCCGGCTATCCCTTCCTTGACAACTTTAGCGAACTGCTGGAACTGACCGAAGGCGCGCTTTCTCTGTGCGGCTACGCCTACTGGTTTAAGCAGCGCAATCTACGCAATGCGCCTTTGGGTCTGCGCTGGTTTGCGCCCGACACGATAGAGGTACTCTACGACCGCACGCAGGGCATCGCCGGTTTTCGGCGTCTGCTTGACCCCACGCGCTCGATTGCGGTAGGCATTGATTTTACACCGGATGACATCATCTATTTCAGGCTGCCCAATGCCCTAAGCGAGCTTGAGCCTGGCACGCCACCGGCGCAGGCGGCCTTAGCCGATTCCTCTGTGCTGCACAACATGAGTGATTTTGTCAGCGCCTTCTTTGCGCGCGGGGCGATTAAGGCCACAGTCCTGAGCGTTGACCCGCTGATGCCACAAGCCGAGATGGAGAAGATTGAGGCGTGGTGGAAACGCTTCTTCAGCGGTGTTCGAAAGGCGTGGTCTACCGCTGCCATCCGCGGCAAGCTGGAAGCGGTGGTGGTGGGTGAAGGGCTGGAATCGCTCAGTAATAGCGAACTGACCACCGAATCCCGCCAGGCCATTGCCACGGCGCTGGGTGTGCCACACAGCATCGTCGCTGCTGATGCCGCCAACTTTGCCACGGCGCAACAAGACGAAATCAATTTCCTGACCAATTGCATCATCCCCCAATGTCGCCTGATTGAGCGCACGCTCAACCGCCAAATGTTTGCGGCCACCGGCCTGCGCTTTCATTTTGAGCCGGACCGCCTCTCGGCCATGCAGGAGGATGAGGAACAGCGGGCGACCAGCTACGCCACCTATGTCAATGCCAAGATTCGCCCCAGCATCGCCGCGCAGTTGGTGGGGCTGAACCTGCCCGACGGCGTGACCTTTGAAATGCTTGATGCTGATTTGGCGCAAGAGCAGGAGTTGCAACGCCAACAGGCAGAAGCGCAGATCGCCAGGCTCAATGCACCCCAACAAGGTCAGTTGCCGGAAAGGTCTAGCGCCAACCGTGAGGACGAAGTGCGCCGCCTCAAGCGTTGGGCCAAAGGCAAAAAGGAGCCGGATGTCTTGCGCTTCCATAGTGACATCCTGTCTTTTACTGAGAAGATTAGCGCCTTACAGGGGGACGCTGATGGCGACGATGCGCCCTTTCCGGTTGCCGGATGGAGCCATTACCCATGAGTGGTTTAAGGCAATCAAAGCCATGGTCTTGCAACTGGACCCCGATGGTGAAGATGACGCCGAGCGTGCGATTCGCAGCCAACTGGAGCGCAGGATGGAACGTGAATTGACGTCGGCCTTTGGGGAGCAGCTCAGTGACCTGCTGCCGCCTGATGCCGGTGACGATGCCATCCGCAATGCGCCGCACAGGGTGCAGGCCACCAGTGAGCCTGTACGTGAGGTCTTGCGCCGCAATTTGGTGCAGAGCAGTTCATTGGGCGTGTCTGTGGCCTTTGACACGTTAGAACAGATTGGGTTGGGCTTTGATTACACCCTGGCGCACTCTCAGGCGGCACGATGGGCGTCTACCTATTCCTACGAGCTGATCAGGGGCATCAATGCCTCCACGACGGCACGGATGCAAACGGCGGTCAATGACTGGTTCCGTGAGCGAACGACCTTGCCCGATCTGGTCAAGGAACTGGAGCCGACCTTTGGCCGCAAGCGATCCAAGCTGATTGCACAGACGGAGACAACCAGGGCAGCGCGTGAGGGGTCTGTGGCCGGCTATGAGCAGAGCGGCGTGGTGGAGGAAGCGGAGTGGGTGACGGTCAATGATGAGCGCGTATGCCCGACATGCGGGCCTTTGAACGGCAAACGTGCGCCGTTACGCGGCAGCTTTAGCGGGGCAAGTTATCCGCCGGCGCATCCTGGGTGTAGGTGCTTTGTGCGGCCTGTCATTGCGGAGGCTCAATAATGCCTGTCACCATCACAGGGCTTGACCCACTCTTTAAGAAGCTCGGCAATTGCGCATCCATCAGGACGCTGACGCCGCCGATGGAACGTGGGGTGCTGCGCTTGCAACGCACGATGCAAATGTACCCGCCGCCACCACCGCAAAGCACCTATCGAAGAACCGGAACCTATGGCCGTCGTTGGAACAGCAGAGTGTCCGGGTCAGCGAGTGGGTTAACCGGACGTGTGGGCAACAATGTCCCATACGCGCCATTCGTCGGTAGCAGCATGTTCCAAACGGCGCGCCACAACCGCACCGGCTGGCGTACCGATGCCGATGCGATTCGTGCCAACGAGGATGTGATCCTAGCCGACTTTCAGACGGCTGTGGACAGAGCGTTGGCATCGTAAGGAGAAAATCATGGACAGAGAACAATCATCTGTTTTTGAGGTTTCTGTCTCAATGTCCCCGCGAGACAAAACCTCAAAAGCTCACATCAAAGCCTTGACAGACGATACCGCTACCGTCGCCGGCTATGGCGTCATCTTTGACGGCGCTGACCTGGAGGGCGAGAGCTTCAGCAAGTCAACTGACTTCATGCTCGATTTAGCGCCGA